GGTGGCCCGGGTCTGCTACAAGAGCGAGGACAAGATCACGCCGGATGGTGAGTCGGCAAAGAAACTGGTGGGCTTTCTGGTGAAGCAGGGGCATGAGGCTATGCTGGAGCATTCGCAGCTGTCCGTGCTGTTTACCTGTGACCGTGGTGTGGCGAACGAGCTGGTGCGGCACCGTATTGCGAGCTTTGCGCAGGAGAGCACTCGGTACTGCAACTACTCGAAGGAGAAGTTTGGCAATGAGCTTACGTTCATCTGGCCGTCCTATATCCGTGGTGAGCAGTATTGCGAACTGAACGATAGCGAGGTTACGATCAAAAGCTCGTTCTTGGAAGCTATGACCTATGCCGAAAAGGACTACAAGCTGATGATCGCAAACAGCATGCGTCCCGAACAGGCCCGTTGTGTGCTGCCGCTGTGCCTGAAGACCGAAATCGTGGTGACGGCCAACTACCGTGAGTGGCGCAACATCTTCAAACTGCGTACTCCTGTGGCGGCCCATCCTCAGATGAGAGAGCTCATGTGCCCGTTGTTGATGGAGCTTCAGAAGAAGATCCCGGTGGTGTTCGATGATATCTACACGTACTGGCCTGCGGATGACCAGACACGGAAAGGAAGTATGGTGAAGTGATGCGAATTGTGCTGCTCGCAAGCATTATTTTACAAGCTATCGCAATTGGAATGTCTTTTGCTGATAACATCGGCGAAGAAAAACAGAGAATCATCAGATATACAGGATGGTTCTTGCTTTTGATTTACATGATATTTGGTTGAGGTGATTAACTATGAAAAATCGTATTATTTGCGTCGTTACATGTATGATGATGCTCGTTGGCTGCCTCGGGTTATGCAGTTGTGGAAACTATAGGGTGTTTGATACGACATTTACCTATTCCTGGGCACAGATTAAGTTGCCCGATGGAACTATTGTTCAAGGCAAAGTGGACAACTGGACTGACTACGAAGGCGATCAGCTGCAAATCACGATTGACGGTACCACATATCTGGTTCATGCAGCAAATGCTATTATGAAAACCTGAGTGGGAAAGGACGCGGTGATAAGAAATGCAGCAAAGAACGTATGATTTTCTCGCTAAGTTGAAGATTCCCATGCTGACCTTTGGTGGGGAGCTGATGGGCGAGGCTGTGGAGATGGTCGTCGATGACTTGAACTCACACCGATTTATGTCCATGAGAGATATCGAGGCATCACTGGCAGATAAATTCAATTGCAGCCCTGGTGTTGCGGATCGCCGGATGCGGTATGCATTGGATATGGCGGAGTATCGCTCTGGTGGGGTTAATATTGAGCTGGAGAATTTGAAGAGTACGTACGATATTAAGGTGCTGTCGCTGAAGAAATTCTTGTATGCGGCGGGGAGAAGTTTGATGACGGAGGTGAGTGTGAGTAATGACCGCGGGTGAATTTAACGAACTGGCCAAGCAGGGGAGAGTATGGGCTAAGATCGTGGCTAATTTTAGTGGTGAATACGGACTGGTTGAGAAAATTTCCGGTTTGACGAACCAGTTTGTTAGGTTTCGGTTCAAAGGTAAGAAGTGCGATACGATCATCTCGCCGGAGAATGTGATGTTTGAGATTGAGGACTAAAGTATGAAACTGGATAAAAATGTTATTTTGGTGAGGCCGCCCTGATTTACTTGACTATGGGCAGAGCACATGATATCCTTGATACATGACGAATAGGAGGTGCTTTTATGGCACGGACGGTAAAATGCCCTGGCTGTGGTGCGGATCTTACGGTGAAAGATGACAACCGGGACTTTATGTTTTGTGAGTTCTGTGGGACGAAGATTCGGCTCGATGACTATCAGGAGACGCATCGGTTTGTGGATGAAGCACGAATTCAGGAGTCCAAGGATGCAAAAGAACTTGAGCTTAAGAAGATGGAGCAGGAGAGATGGCGAACCGAAGACGCTAACAAAACTGCTGCTACTTATTTCAAGTGGCTTGGAATCGTCATTGTGATTTTGGTCATAGCGTATATAATTTGCATGGGCTTAGGTATCGCTTGATGCCCACTTCTGCCCATTTTATTTTTCGCAATTTTTGGAATTTTTCGAGAAAACGTTAAAAAGTACCATTTTCGTGGCCAAAAACCCACTTTGTGGCCAAAAATTTATATAAAAATGGCCACAAAATTTAACGTAATTACGTTAAAAATATGCAGTTTGGCCAAAAACCCACTTTTTTCTTTAACTTACTTAAAAAAATGAAAAAATATATATAGTAATAGAGGATAAAAAACGGGTTTTTGGCCACAGCGAGTTTTTACCCATTTCCACCTTGCAAAAGAGCGCCAAATAGTGTATTCTTAAAGCACCGTGTACGAACGTAGCACTCCTAACATATATGAGGTGAAAAGTTATGGATAAGTACGGTATTGAACATTGGATTACAACTGACCAATATGGAAATGAAGTTGAATGCTTTGCAAATAAATTTGCAGAGGTTCATACGAAACGTCCGATTTGTGTTTGTGGTGAGCCGATGGTGGAAACTCGTGAACTCGAATGGGATTGCCCTAAATGCGGGGCACACCTCGAAGCGGAAGATGTTTCCAGAAGTATCAATCCGGATGATTATATGACCTCTAACCTTGAGCCGGATGAAGACTACGGAGAGTACAAGTATATGGAAGATGACGATGGGAGTCGAGCATTCCTTGCTGGTGCACCGGGATACGAGATTGATTTCTTTCACCTAATTTAATATGACCACGGCATTGCCTCTGCATGAAAATTGCAGGGGCTTTTTCTTTTGCCCTGAAAATTCCTAAAAATTCACATTTTTGCCTAAAAACTCACGCGAGAAAAACATCCCCTTTTATGGGGGGAATAGAATGCGTCTCAGGATGCACTGTTCCTCTTATTTTGGAGGTTGTATCATGCTCGAAAACAAATTCAAGACAGGATTGGTAAGGGAGCTGAAGGAACGCTTTCCTGGCTGCATGGTTGTCCATCTTGATCCAAACGAGATTCAGGGAATTCCTGATCTCTTGGTCCTTTATGGCACAACGTGGGGCGCGTTGGAAGGCAAGAAATCAGCAACTGCATCTCATCGTCCAAATCAGGACTATTACGTTCAGCAGATGGACGAGATGAGTTTTGCTGCCTTTATCTATCCCGAAAACAAGGAGGAAGTTCTTAATGAACTGGCGAGATCATTCGAGGCTCACGGGGAAACATGCCCTCCTCGGAGCAAGTAACTACCATTGGTTGAACTATGACGCAGATAGATTGGCCAATGCAGTTCTTAATTACCAGGCGAAGGAACGGGGAACACGGCTGCACGCATTTGCAGCAGAATGCATTGATCTGAAGCAAAAACTGCCGAAGAACAAGAAAACCCTCAATACCTACGTGAACGATGCCATTGGTTTCCGCATGGATACCGAGCAGGTGCTGTATTACAGCGATAACTGCTTTGGAACCGCGGATGCCATTTCGTTCAACGATGGGTTCCTTCGCATCCACGACTTAAAAACCGGAGCTGTTCCTGCACACATGGAGCAGCTTTTTATTTATGCCGCTCTGTTCTGTCTGGAATACGGATACCACCCGAAAGATATTCGGATGGAGCTCCGTATCTACCAGAACGATGAGGTCTGGGTCGAGAACCCCACTGAAGAGGAAATTGACCCGATCATCGCTAAAATCAAAGAGTTCGACCCGATCATCACTGATATTTTGTTAGGAGTGGCAGCATGAATCCGATTGAAAAAGACCTCCGTTCTTATTTTGGCATTACTTCTGAAAGCAATATTCTGGAGCACTATGGCACCAAGCGGCACTCTGGTCGCTATCCTTGGGGCTCTGGCGACAATCCGTATCAGCATTCCGGTGATTTCCTGTCTCGTGTGGAGGAACTCAAAAAGAAGGGACTCTCGGAGAAAGAGATTCTGGAGACCATCAACAATTCTCTCCCTGATGAGTATAAGATGGGTCTGACTGAGTTCCGTACAGCCCGCCAGAAAGCAGGCCACGACCGCAAGGCATTGGAGTACGATCAAATTCGTGCGCTGAAGGATGACGGTCTTGGCTGGAAGGAAATTGGCGACAAGCTTGGCATGAGCGAGTCCAGCGTGCGGTCTAAGTATAACAATGCTATCGGTGAAAAAGCCAGTCAGGCTGAGAAGATCGCTGCGACTTTGAAAGCAGAAGTCGATAAGAAGGGCATGATTGATATTTCCGAGGGCGCGAATCAGGTCCTCGGCGTGTCGGAAAGCAAGTTGGACGAGGCTGCTTATATTCTGGAAGCGGAATATGGCTATCAGCGCTATGGTGTTGGCATCAGGCAGCCGACCAATGTCCGTCAGCAGACGAACATCACAGTCCTTGCGAAGCCGGAATATGACCAAAAGTATGCTTATCAGCATCAGGATCAGATTGATTCTCTTGGCGATTACCACTCCGATGATGGCGGAGAGACCTTTACGAAGCTTCAGCGCCCCTCCAGTCTGGATTCCAATCGTGTCGCCATTCGTTACGGCGATGAAGGTGGCCTGGATAAGGACGGCGTGATGGAGATTCGCCGTGGTGTTCCTGACCTCGATCTGGGCAAGAGCCATTATGCGCAGGTTCGTATCCTCGTTGACGGAGACCATTATCTGAAGGGTATGGCAGTTTATTCTGATGACCTGCCGGATGGTGTGGACGTTATGTTCAACACCAATAAGCCTTCTGGCACGCCCAAGATGAAGGTCCTTAAGGAAGCAAAAGCTGATCCTGACAACCCGTTTGGCGCAGCTATCAAGGCCAACGGCCAGAGTATGTATATCGGTGATGACGGCAAAGAGCACCTCTCGCCGATCAACAAGCTGAAGGAGGAGGGCGACTGGGACACGATGTCTCGGAATGTCTCTTCTCAGTTCCTTTCCAAGCAGCCCAAGAAGCTGATTGAGAACCAGCTTAACCTTACTGTTGCGGATTATAAAGCCCAATATGATGAAATCATGCGGTATGATAATCCTACGGTCAAAAAGAAACTGCTTAACGATTTTGCTGATACGGTCGAAGGAACGTCCATGACCCTGAAGGCTTCTGCTTTCCCGGGCCAGTCCACGAAGGTTATCCTGCCGATCAATAAGATCAAGGAGACAGAGGCTTATTGCCCCACCTATGAGAATGGCACCAGGCTTGCACTAATCCGTTATCCTCATGCAGGTACCTTTGAGATTCCCATCGTGACCGTCAACAACAAGAATGTCAGCGGCAAGCGGAATCTAGGTGCAATTCAGGACGCAATCGGCATCAATGCAAAGGTTGCAGAGCGGCTTTCGGGTGCAGACTTCGATGGCGACACGGTTATGGCAATCCCTGTTACCGACAAGGTCAACATCAAGTCCACCCGTGCGCTGAAAGCACTGGAAGGATTTGACCCCAAGACAGCTTATGCAGTTCCTGAGGGTAATCCGAACAATGTCAGGCTGATGAAGAAAGAGGAAAAGCAGCGCGAAATGGGCGTGATCTCCAACCTCATCACCGATATGACGTTGCGAGGTGCCGATGAGGACGAGCTTGCACGTGCGGTTAAGCACTCCATGGTCGTTATCGATGCAGAAAAACATAAGCTGGACTACAAGCGCTCTGAGCGTGAAAATGGTATCCCCGAGCTGAAGCAGAAGTGGCAGATTCGTGTGGACGAGGAAGGCGCTACGCACTATGGCGGCGCGTCCACACTCCTGTCTCGCCGTAAGCAGACGGTTCGTGTACCTGAGCGCCGTGGTAGCATCCGAGTCGATAAAGAAACTGGTGAATACATCTACAAAGAAAGTGGACGTACCTTCACTGACCCTAAGACGGGTAAGGAACGTAAGGCCGAGGACACAGTCAGTCTGATCTCCGAAACAAAGGATGCACGTACGCTATCTTCTGGCACCATCCAAGAGAACCTGTATGCGGACTTCTCCAACAAGCTGAAGGCCATGGCCAACCAAGCGCGCAAAGAGGCGGTCAATATGAAGGGCATCCAGCGTAACCCTGAAGCGGCCAAGACCTATGCGCCTGAGGTTGCATCCCTGAAAGAGAAGTACAACAACATGATCGCTAACAAGCCTAAGGAACGCAAAGCAATGCTGATTGCGAATGCTAATATTAAGGCGAAGATTCAGGAACAGGGACTTGATCCTACAATCGACAAGAAAGAAATCAAGAAGATCTCTTCTGTCGAGATGCAACGCGCTCGCGATTCTGTTGGCGCAAGCGGACGCAAGTCCAAGGTCACCTTCACGGACAGAGAATGGGAAGCTGTTCAGGCTGGCGCAATTTCCGACAATATGTTGACGAAATTCCTTAATTCGTCTGATTCTGACGAAATTGTAAAGCGTGCAATGCCGAAAAACGTTACTGTTATGACTTCTGCAAAGATGTCTAAAGCAAACGCAATGTTGCGAAGCGGTTATTCTTATGCTGAAATCGCCAAGGCCTGCGGTGTTCCGGAGTCCACGGTTTACAGCGCGCTCAACAAATAACAATCAATTAAGAAAGAGGCTTTGAATAATGGTTCGATGCTTTCTCACCACCTTTGACAATCCGTACAGTCCGTACGAGGAGTTCGAGAAGTGGTATCAGTATGATATCGAGCACGGCTACAACTCTTCCGGGTTACTTATGAGGATCGCCGAGACTTCATCTCAGTTCACGGACAACGAAAATGCCTATGAAATTGAGAAGGCAATCGATAAGATCGTTACTGCCGACCCGATAAACATCTACAAGAAGCTCAAGATCACCGTGCCCGACGAGGACACGCTCGGCCAAACCGCGTAAACCATAGGGAGGGGGGTCTCAAAATCGACCCCCCCTCTCAAATCGCACCGGTCTTTGATATTTCCCCGGAGGGAAAATTGATATTTGGGCTTTAAGGCTCCGACAGCGAAAGCTGCCGATTATATTTGTGTAAACTCTCGATGCCTGTATCCACAGCAGGTGTTAAGATTTACAGTCATATGGAAAATTGCCGAGGTTCTGGGGTGTAGACCGGGACTTCGGCGGTTTTTGCAAGGGCTCATGGGAGTAGTATCCTCCTATATATTTGGGTTCAGGGCTTTCACGATGTTCAACCTCCATTGGGCATGATCTGCTTTTTCTTCTCCTTTCAAATGAGACAGGCTTAACTGGTACTACTGCGACTCCCATGAACCCTTGCAAAAGCAAAATAAGAACGCGAAACGAGGTTATTGCAATGAAACCTAAGAAGTCTGCTCCGGGCGAAATGTCGGCTGCAACTTCGCGGCCTGCAAGAACCCCGGAAGCACAAGAAAACTATATGATCAACCTGGCAATGAAGCTGGTTGAGAGACGACTGCTGGAAGGTACGGCATCCAGCGCTGAGACGACCCATTTTCTGAAGCTGGCGACCTCTAAGAATGAGTTGGAGAAAACAAAGCTGGAAGAGGAAAACAAGCTGCTGAGGGCAAAGACTGAGACACTCCAGAATGCAAAGCACTCCGAGGAGATGTACGAGAAGGCCATTGCTGCCATGAAGAAATACAACGGCTTGGGAGAGGATGACGAGTATGATGGAATATGAGTTGATATTGATACCCAATATCCTTCTTTATTTAATGATTTTTCTGGTAGCGGCATGGCTTGGAAATAGGCCGGACAATCCGGTGAGTGCAAGCGCACTGATGGGTTGCGGCATCCTAGGGCTGGTTTTGTTTCTTTGCGAATGTACGAGGCTGTTTGGATGAAAAGCTACACGGAACTTTGCACCCTGCCGACATACGAGGAGAGGCTGGAGTATTTACAGCTGCACGGGGAAGTGGGGAGAGACACCTTTGGGTTTGACCGATGGCTGAACCAGGACTTCTACCAATCGAGAGAGTGGCGGCAGTTCCGGGACAGGATCATCGCCCGGGACATGGGATGCGACCTGGGGTGCAAAGACCACCCGATCACAGACTGGGTGCTGCGGGACGGAAGGCCGATCCGACCGAAGATCTCCATCCACCACATAAACCCCATAACAAAAGATGACGTTCTCCAGCACAGCGAAAAGCTGCTTGACCCGGAGAACGCCATTTGTGCTTCGGCGGCAACGCACAAGGTGATCCATTACGGAACGGGAAAGGGCCCAAAGCTGCCGGACGGAGAAAGAAGACCGGGTGACACCTGCCCATGGATAAAAACATGAATAAGTTACAAGAAGAAACTGACAATGGCTAAGGCGACAAAAAGCAAAACGACACCGACTTGGATGTACATTCCGTGATCACCGAGAAAATCAAGAGTTTTTTCGAGAATATGCTTGGCTCTATCGATAAATTCGGTGACCGAAAATTCTGGAATATGGCGATGTACTATTTCTGCATAGGTGCGAAGTTCTTCGTTGTCATCGTCCGAATCCGTTTGACGACTGCTTGGCTCATCAGATGAAGAATCATCGGGCTTGAACTGTGATCCACAATAAGGACACTCGAGAAATGCACCGTGGTCATCCATTTTTACAGGAGCACCGCAGTTGGGACAGGTGTAAGACTGCATATATTGCCTCCGAAGTATAAGAAAAACCGTTTGAGATAAGTATATCAATCCATATGTTGTATGTAAAGAAGAAAGTCTGATATCCAGTGGAGGAAATGAGTATGTACCAGAAAAAAGCATTTAACCGGCGAGAGCAGGACTACGCCATGGGGCTGCGGCGGAAGCTGGAAGAGGCAGAGGCGATGCTCCAGCATCTTGCACCGAGCCGCGCGAGAAGCCTGGCACTGACCAAGCTGGACGAGGCACTGCTCTGGGCGAACGTGGGCATTGCGGAAGCAGGGCTCCAGCAGGGCTATACGGCTACTCCGCGGAACAGGGGCTTTGACTTTGACGATGCTTTGGCCACGAACGTGGATGGGCAGCAGGTGCGGGCAACACGGGCCGGGGATATTACGCTTGATGGGATGAAGATTGTCCCGCGGAGGGATGAGAATCATGCTGTGACCGCACAAAACGCTGCTCCGAGTGCTGGGGGAGACCTCGTTTTGCTGAAGCCTGGTCAAGTGGCGATTGATGCGGGGAGGCTGGCCAAGCTGGTCGAGGAGAGTGCACAGAAAGAAGCGGCCCTGGGGAAGGACGGAGCATCCCGTCACCTGGCAGAGCTTGAGCTGATGGCACAGGCGCACAAGGACTGGTACTACGCCATGATGAGCTACATTATGGGTGGCGACAGTGATGCCGAGGAGGAATCAAAATGAATTCGATCCTGACGAGCGTAAAGAAGCTGCTGGGCATTGCCGAGGAGTGCACCGACTTTGATGCGGACATCATCATGTACATCAACATGGCGCTGTTTGCACTGGTGCAGATGGGCGTGGGGCCCGGCGAAGGGTACGCCATTTT